GGGGGTTGCCTGGTTCTTTAAGGCTTAGCACCTGGGGTGGAGTGTGCATCTCCTGGGTATGGCTGCCCACATTTTTGGTGTGGACAGTGGCTTTATCGAAAAACTCTAACGGGTTATTTTGTTACCTAAGGTTACCGTCCTAATAGCAAGTTTAATGTCAGCAACTATCATTTTGACATTTGGGGATTTAATAGTCCCTCTCCACTAATGCATCTATCATTGGGGCATAATAAATGCATGGGAGCATGATGGGATCTATTGATTTTAGGATGGATATAAATTGCTCCATGTCATCAACATTTAAACCATATCTTTGGAAGACAAAATCATTCCATATGTCATAAGGTATGTCGACCAGATCTTGCTCGATTTGCCAAAATTCAAGACATTCCTTTTCAGTCTTGATATCGTGGCAAATTCTAACAATCTCTGCATCCAGAGCACGGTAGAACCAATTAGTTTTCATATCACCGTATCCAAGCCATTGCGCTTTCAACAACTTTCTAGCTCTATCATTGGGATTCTTTGCATTCTTCATTATTATGTTGTGTGGTTTCAAAACTTTTCCAAATTTAGATAAAAACGATGGTAATCTTACCCAATGATATTTCTCGTCATTTCCCAAAAGGAAAGCTCCTTTGAGAAAAGATGCAGCTGATATAGTAGTATGTATCGCCATGTCCCTACATATCAAACCGCACTCATCAAACGTTTCTACTGCGTCTAACTTATATTTAATTACGTCATAAATTGGTTCGTTAAATATATAAGTAGCCGTTAACGCGTTTGTGAACGAATTGACTAAACATGTGCCTGGTTCGCCAGTCATAAGTTGATCGACCCTAGTTTTCTTCCCATAAATATAATTACAGTTAGGAAGTTTACCATGTCCTTTCTTCGTCTTACTTTTCATGTTTAGATCTTTTTTGTACATATTGTCTCTAAGATATACTAGTTCGCCATAGCCATTATTGTTTAAAACTTTTGAAAAAATGTCTCGCAAACCTTTATGATGGGTCCTATCATATCTAGAAAAATCGTTTTCAATTATGTACATATTTGGTCCGTCGTTCTTTAACATCCATGTGTCATCACCCATAACTAGTTGCCCAGTTAAACCGTTGTCCAATAAATGATTGACAAAAGCGTCAAGTGATGATGAAGTCGCTCCACATGTAAAATAAATTTTGTTATTGAAACCATTGTAAGATAAACCGTTGTTTGCGTGTGGACCCCAATACTGAGATAACCAATGTGAAATTTCTGAAGTTAATTTTCCCTGCAAATAAAAATCTTCGCCGGAAAGATTACAGATAAATCTAGCAACCGATTTATTGAGTCCATTGATTATTTCATCGTTTTTTATCTGACAATTTATAACTGATTCCGTTATTCCATTTTCGTGTTTTTCGATCGTTTTCTTAATGTTATCTTTTTGTATCTTTGTTAAATTTTGGTACCA